ATTCGTGTGTAAAAATCTAAATACTTTCAATAAACTGAAATACATACTTAATCCAAAAACTAAAGGTGGTTTACCGAAAATAATTTCTATAGACATCAATCCATTGAAATTTGATCTATATGAATCTAATATCGAACCATTTTTACGCTTTACTCATAAAATGGATATTAAAATGGCCGGGTGGGCATCTGTTAAAAATCCACAGAGAAATAATAATATTTCTAGGTGTCAACACAGCTACACATCTAGATATAACCAAGTTTCTCCCCTTGATTTTCAAGAAGTTGCTAATCTAACATTGGCTTCTTGGGATATAGAGGCATTTTCTCATTCAACGCGATACGATAATATAAACGAATTTCCTAATCCAGAAAATGAAAATGATATAATTACCCAAATTGGCACAAGTTTATATAAATTTTCTACAAAGGAAAGCATAAAACATATGGTGACTATTAAGAGCCCAATTGACAAATGCTGCGATCCTGTGGATGGTATAATAATCGAAGAGTATGATTCAGAAAAAGAACTAATTATAGGTTGGGTAAAATTTATTATGAAAACAGACCCTGATATATTAATTCAATACAATGGTTATAACTTCGACTGGAAATATATTCACGAAAGATCTAAAGTTTTAGGAATTGAATACATCCTCGAAAATCTCAGTAGAATTGAAAGCAAACCTGCTCATATTCACGAAGATCAACTGAATACTTCGGCTTATGGAGACAACACAATGAAGTACATTAAAGTTTATGGTGTAACTCAATTCGATTTGATGTTTGTTATTAAAAAGGAACACAAACTAGAATCTTATAAACTTAATAACGTTGCCGAACACTTTATCGGGGATAAAAAAGACGATCTCTCTCCGGCAGATCTTTTTAATTTTAATACTTCTACTAAAGATAAAATTGCGCTTGTAGTAAAGTACTGTGCTCAGGATACATGGCTTCTTATAGAATTGATTCTAAAACTTAGAATTATAACTAATATGATCGGCATGTCAAATATTACTATGGTACCTATTCAATACATTGAACTTCGTGGACAACAAATTAGAGTTCATACACAAATAGCATATGAAACTAAAAAAGACGATTTTCTAATCCCGGCTGTAGATTATAAACCGTTCGACGCAGAAGATGAAGAAAAATTTACAGGCGCCACGGTTTTAGAAGCAACGCCAGGGGCTCATTTTGTACCAATCGCTGGCCTTGATTTTGCTAGTTTGTATCCGTCTATTATGATCGCACACAATTTTGATTATTCAACTATAGTAGAAAACGCAGAATTTGATAATTTAGAAAACGTAAATTACGAAACAATTAAGTGGGAAGAGGGAGAAGTAAAATTTGCTCAAAACCACAAAGGTGTTATGCCTAAAATTTTAGAAAGACTATGGAAAGAACGTAAATCTATTAGAAAACAGATGAAAACTCTTCTTCCCGAAGATCCGTTATATGAAGTTTTAAATGGTGTACAGCTAGCTATCAAGGTTTCAATGAACAGCATCTACGGGTTTACTGGAGCAAAATACGGAAGACTACCAAATAAATTAATTGCCGCTTCAGTAACTGCGTGTGGACGTCAAATGATTGCACATTCTAAGAAATGCGCAGAAGAATGGTACGACTGCGAAGTAGTTTACGGAGATACAGACTCGATCTATGTAAAATTTAAGAGCGACTTCAAGGGTCAAGAACACATGGATTATGTTTTTAACATAGCACCAGAATGTGCAAATAGAATATCAGCTACTTTTAAAAGTCCAATAGAATTAGAATTTGAAAAAGTAATGTATCCATTCATTTTATACTCTAAAAAGCGATATGCGAGTTTATTTTGGACGAACCCCAAAAAATGTGATCACATCGATTACAAGGGAATTCAAGTTGTACGCAGAGATAATTGTACATTTGTCAGAGAAAATTCTAAACAAATATTTGAGTACATCTTTCTTAACAATAAAGTTTTAGAATATTCTTTTGAAAATGTTGACGAGTTAATAGAAACAAGCAAAGAATTCGCAAGAGAAAAAATAAGAAAACTAATTAACGGCGAAGTTCCTATGAAAGAATTACTTTTGTCTAAAAGTCTTAGAGCTGGATACGCATTTGATCGTAAAGCGGTCTGTTCAGAATGTACAAAAATTTATTACGAATTGAATGTATTAGCTAAAAAAGAGATGGATATAACCGTATTGACAAAAAAATCTGTAGACGAATTTATTAAAAATACACACATTTGTCCTAGTTGTCAAAAAGAAACTACATTCGAAAAATGTCCAGCAAATATTCCACATGTAGCATTGGCTAGAAAAAGAGAATTTCGCGATAAAATGGATAAAGTAGCTTCTGGAGATAGGGTTCCGTATGTTTTTGCGACATATGAAAGCACGAAACAGTTTGAAAAAGTGGAAGACCCTAATTATGTAATAAAAAATCGGATTCCAATAGATTATATATACTACTTTGAACACCAGTTGAAATCCGCACTAGAGACTATTTTTTCACCAATGTTAAACAATGTATCAGAATTATGGAAAGATCTCATTCCACAAAAACAGAAAAAAATAAGAAAATCTAAAAGTGTAAATCCGTAAATGTAAATGTAAATGTAAATGTAAATGTAATGTGTAAATGTAAATGTAATCGTTAAAAATTGCTAATTTATAATTTACTTAAAAAGTAAATTAGCAATTTGTATGAATTAGTACATTATAAAACCATGGCTATTGAAACTAAACTTGCTATTTTTAAAGACAAATACGATCTTTCGGATGAAGCGATAACCGAACTCAGGACAATTTTTGACTCAATAATTGTAGACTTTGCTCATAAAATTATGAATAACGAGTCGTCTAAAAAAATTCCTAAATTAGACACAACGCCTGTAATTTACTCTGAAAAAAAGTTTGCAACTAAAATTGCCGCAGAATACGCGGCAGAATGTAACGTCACGTTGGAAGAAATTCCAAGCGAAACTGGAAAAGTTACAAAAAAAGATGTAGAGAAATATCAGAAGGGGAAAATGGGTGTAAAGACCAAAAAATCTAAAATTGAAAATGAAATTGTAAGTGAAGACGAAAATGAGATCGAGTCTAAATCTAAATCCGGATCTAAATCCGGATCTAAATCTGGAACTAAATCGGCATCTGGGTCTAAAATTACAACCGCATCTAAAACCGATTTTGAAACTGAAAACGAATCAGGGTGTGAAACTAAAAAAATTATTTCTAAAAAGGACAAAGGTACTGTAAAGCAAAAATGTAATGGGATTACAAAAGATGGAAATCCATGTAATCTTAACGCCACAAAAAATCCAGATGGATCAAAAAAATGCTACTGCTTTAGACACGCAATTGACTGGAAACAGTATGAAGTTTCTTCGGATTCGGATTACGAAAATGAAAAAAAGACTGACGAAAAAGCTGAAGACAATTTAATCCAAAAAGATCTTGATACAGTAGAGTCTGATTAAAGTTTCATAATGTAAGCTAGAACATAATACGGTGGCATATTATTATGCCCCTGATTTTCACCTTTAGTTGCAGTCGATGAATAAATGAGTTGGTAAGTTTCAATTGCTGACTTAGGCGCCCAAGCGTTTTCACCAAGTTTGTAAGTATAACCAGCGGGAGCATTATCAGTGTAATCGTGATTATGCTCTGGCATCTGTCCTACTGTTAACCTTACATTTTCTTCTCCGCCTGAAGCACCAAGACTTTTACCGGCTCCTTTTCCTAAAATAAATCTACCACTCAAGTTAGGAGTGCCATTATCACCATCACATAATGCCCATCCAGTTGGGGCTCTTTCTCCATTCCAAGCAACAATCATTCCTCTGGGCAATACTAATAAATTATAAAGTTTCGCATATGCTTCTTTTATTCCATTATTAATAGGAGTCCACATATAAGCTTGTAAATCTACGGTTCTTAAATTTCCAGTAGCATCAAAAAGTGTAGCATAACCAGGTGATGAAACGTTAACAAAATTATCTGTAATTTCTGTAACTGCTAAATTTTCTCTATTTACAACTAAATATATTACAACAAATATTAGAATTATTGAGAATATAAATCCGGACGCAATTAGTAATTTATTACTCATTTATTTAATATAATATATAATAAAAGAAATATTAATTTAATTTAATTTAATATTTCTTTTATTTTAAAATATGAGTGGGTATTCAAATTACACAATAAAGGAAATAAATGTTTTAGTAGATTCAAGAAGTAGCGCTTATGGAGATGTATATGATATAGATTTAAACGAAAATTTAATTTCAGCAGAAAGAGACCAGTTAATACGAATTAATCTAACTTATTTCAATATGTATAATAATTTACATAGTATAAACTTTAGGAATGGAAAATTTAGAGCAGCTTTCTTTAGTTCTGGAAATACTCCAGTTATAAAAAATTCTTCTATAAATTTTCAAAATTATTACTCTATTCATGAAATAGCTAGTGATTTTGCTGTAAAATTAGGATTATTATGCGAGGAATTTACACAATTACAATTTGTAGTTAAAGACATTAAAAATACAATTTTAAATCGTTTTATTCCATTCTTAGTAAACGGTGGAGTAGATTCTACTCCGGGTAGAGCTTCTCACGATGGTAACCATCTATTTGATATAACTTTAGAAGCGTTAAACGGTGAAAAACACGATATATCAGACATAAAGATTACTTTCGAAGACAGCGACTTATACTTAATTCTTGGGGGTCTTAAAACTCCTGAAAATGAAACGTCAATGTTAGTTACATTAGATGAAGAAAACATTAACATTAAGGGTTATTTTCCAATGCAAAGAATTTCGGACAACAATATATGCTTACGGTGTGATGTTATTGGAAATAGTTTTGCTAGTCCAATTTCAATCAATGGAGATAGGGCAGGAATAGGTTCAGTACATTACGGATCTGACATATTAGGAATATTTAATACAGATTGTGAGATGATAGAATACATAAATTGTAATAATATTTTTAGTGGTAATGTTAAAGATGGAAGTCTGAGAAAATTTAAATTATTTTTAACAGATTCTAAAAATAGAAAATTGATTACACCTAGTCCAATTGGTACAGCGGCTGGTTTACAAAATACATCTGGAGATTTTATAAATAATCAAAACACGCAAGGAAATCTGAGTTTTAAAGCCCTGTTAAATATTGAATTAATACAATTAAGACGGAATATAAGATAATATAAGATTAGATAATCATTTAATTGAGAACTCGCGTCCACATCATGCCCATTACTACCACCATTAAGATTACAAAATTAGTTAATAATTGCCCAGATGGGTCTGCTGTACTTAAAAAATTTAAAAATAAACCTAGGGCAATTGGAACGAATATAGGATGGGGAAGAATCATTTCGAATGACATTACTTTATATTGTATTATATAAAATAAAAAAAAAAATATATATATAATTAAAAGATTCCAATATGCCTTCGTTTTTGAGATCGGACAAAAAAATGATACAGGATGCAAACCGCTTAATTAAACGAGGTTTCACAGATTTACCTGCTGTTCACCTTTGGGCCGCGGAGCAGAGAGGAGATAACATGAAAAGATTCGCCATGATTTTTCAGAAATTACTCGAACTAAATAAAGAAGTTGACACTGATCTTATTTGGAGACCAACTAGAGGAGGAGATTCAGTTATAGGGAGAGGGGGAAATACGGTAGGAAGCCAATATAGAAACTTAGTTGAAAAATATAAAGACTCTCCGTATTTTGCGACCCCCAATCATGACGATAAACTCAATAAAATTGCACAAACATATATAGATTCGGGTTTCGTAGATATACCAGAAGAAGACTATGGAATTTTGATACAAAGCGGAATTAACGTGAAAAGATTATCTATTCTAATGAGAATATTACTAGAAATTAAGGCCGCAACAGAGAAGGCGAGTGGCGCGGGCCCTTCGAGTTTTGGAACACCACGGTACATAACTGTTAACGGCCGAAAGCGTAGACTGTATAGAGGATTATATGGCGGCATTTATTATAAAAATACTACTGGTAAAAAAATTTATTTAAATTTAAAACCAAAAATGAAAAAAAATAAAATAATTAAATCGGCCGATGGAATCTCAGTAACCGGGTGGAAAAATATTTTAGATTTTTATGAAAAATCAAATCACAAAATTACATGGGTACACTCGCCTACGAGGGTTTTAAAGATGGTTAAAATGGGTGACATGCTCGAATTTACTGTAAAAACCGATGACTCTGGAGAAATGTACGATAAATATTTAGACGTGATTGTTAGCCCGGATGACGACGGAAATTACCCGGTTTTAATTGACGGTAAAAAATATTTAGTTGCAGGTAACGTACACGATGTTAAGAACACTTTTAGTTATGTTTGGGCCGCACCAGATGCATTCGATCCAGGTAGGAGTTGGTATGTATATAAATTCAAAACCAGAATTAATTTAACTGAGGTGTAAATGTAAATGTAAATGAATATAAAAAATATATAAATGTATCTATAAATTAAATGTCTCATTTAAGTTTTAGTTTACGTCGCGTCCAAAAAGAAATTGAAAATTTTAAAGCTAAAAAAAATACTCATAAATTAGATTTTTTCAATAATTTAAAGTTTGAAATATTATCGCAAAACAAAAAAAATTACCTAATGATTTACGATAAATATTTAGATCTTTTTACACAATTGGAAATAAATCAATGTTATCCATTTAAACCTTATAATGTTACATATCTAAAGTTCAAGAACAGTCTTCCATATTTAAATAATTTAAATAATTTTACTGAATTATTTAAAAATAGAGACAAAACAATTTATATTTTTTTCTTTAAATGTATGTACTCAATTAATCCTAAGTTTTTGAATTTAGACAAAAACGAATGTTACTGTTGTAAATCATTGATTTGTACAAACGAATGGTGTCCAAGTTTTACTTTTACAAATTTACTTTTAGAACAACTTGAAATCAAATTTATGGAATGTTATTCATCCAATCTTGGATATAAATATATCAAAGATGTATACAATAATTTATTTTTTAAATTACCCACAGATGTAATATTGAATATAATAAATTTAATTTAATCAGGTATTATTTGATGTTTAATGATAAATGTATTAGTTTCTTTACAATAAATATTTTTTTCTTCCAATTGTTCCATAACCCATTCTGGAGGTTTATGTAATCCAAACCATTTATCGACTAATATTCTATTTACTGAAAAATGCTGACATTCTTTAGTATCGCCTATCGAAAAATTTAATCTATAACACCCAATAGTAAAGTAAACATCTTCTGGATCTGTTAAAAAATCTTTTGAATCCCTGACTGTTTTCTCTGTCCCAAATGTTTTAATTATATTAATCATATCTAATCTTTTTCTTAAGGATAGACCACCGTTAAAATTTCTATATTCCGGATATATATTCTCTCTTTGTAATTCTTCCCAACCATGATCCATATTTCCACCAATATAACTTTTATTCATATCCACGAAAAAATCTATATTATAAGGTAGTTTATTTAGAATATAAGAATCTGCTTGAAATGTGAGAACAAAATCTCCATAAAGATTTTCCCACAACTCCGATGTTTTCATAAAATCGGAATATTCAGTTATTTTAAAATTGTATACGTCTAATTCTCTTATCTCTATATCATTATACAGATGTTTCATCATTTCATTTTTTAAACCTTTTCCGCAATAAAATACTATTTTCCAATTATCGCCTAATTTTTCTCTAAAATCATTTATTAAATTAGGTAAATAATTATTATTTCTTGGATCTACAATCAGGGCCGTGTTACATTTACATTTACATTCACATTCACATTCACATTCACATTTACAATTGGATGACAAAATATTATTACTATATTCGTGAAACATCGAAATTAATTTTTGTCTTTCTTCTTCTAATAAATTAATATCTATATTATCCTTTTGGATAAATATTAATTCGTCTGTATCTATATTATACTCTAATACATTTTCAAATTTATACATTTCATTATTTTTATTACTAATTATCAACGGAGTTAAAGTAGAAAACGAAAGAGGAATACATCCAGCCATACTATAACCACTGATATGGTTTATATTTTCAGTTACATCTGTTAACATATAATCACATTTTTTAATAACATCGATCATAACTGCCGTATCGGAGGAGAATGATTCAAATATTGTTATATTTGAATTTTTTACCCGTTCTTTTTTAAATAGTCTAACTTTACATATAATATATAAGTTAATTTTTTGAGTACTGCTTAACCTGTTTATTATATTATAATTGTAATTACGTGTACCACCCACACAACAAACATTAATATCTGTAGTTTTTTTAATTTCATTCTTTTTATCAGGTACGTCGAAAATTGTATAACAAGGAATAGAATAGATTTTATTCCCAGTTAAAAATGGTCTTATTGGTAAATTATTTGTAAATCCTGAACGTCTTATAATTTCAGAGTGATTAATTGATACACATTTTGAAGTAATCCATTCTTTTTTAAATTTTAAGTCGTCGTCTGTTGTTATAAATACCAAATCGAATAAATGTTTAGATTTTTCAAAATCATCTATTTTTTTTATTTCAAAATTATAATCTTTATTTTCAAATTTATCTCTGTAAAATTCAAACCATCCCATTTCAAATTTGGGATCTACGAATGTAAATATAGTTAACTTATAATTATGTATCTTAGAGTAGTGTATTATATATCCAAACATTTCATAGTGAAAATTTAAAGAGCTAAAAATAGCTATTTTTTTAGTAATATCGATATCATTTTCATTTTCATTTTCATTTAGTTCCAATAATGACGACCAGGTTTTTGCACGATTTTTCCATGAACAGGTCATTGCGTATTCTTTCCCATTTTTACGGAGAATGTTTTTTCTTTCTTCAAATAAACTTAAAAGTGTATCTATTTCGGTATTCTTTTTAACTTGAATACCATAATCACCGATAGTTTCTACTAATCCTGCATTGGGGTAATATAGACAAATTACATTATTCATTAACATTTCCATGGCAGTTATACAGCTTGTTTCTGGAAACGTATTTGTATATAACCAATATTCAGACGTTTTCATCAATTTATATAATTGGGATGTATTTAATTGTCCGTGATGAACTATAGAGTCAAATTTATCAATTATTTTTTTCATATCTAAATCTGTATCATTTGCTGGAAAAACTTTGTAACTACAAATATCTAATGTAGCGTCCGGTATTTCTTCCAAAATTTCGGGCCACATTTTTAATATTATATCCAAACCTCTCTCACTACAGGACGACCAAATGAATTTATTTTTAATTTTAATAATTTTATTCAATTCGTCTGTTTCAAAATCCGGAAGATTAATTCCGTTGTTTATTATTTTAAAGTTGGTATTCTTTATAATATTATGGTGATGTATCAAGATACTTTTGTGCCATTCTGTAAGACACATTATATAATCAGTGATTTCAATATATTCTTCTAAAATATTATCTTCCAATTTCAGCGGATAAGAAAGAAACATTGTGTCATGTGGATAGAGAACTAACTGATAGCATTTATAGTCTTTAAATTTTACAAAAAATGAAATATATCTTGAAACAATTATAGTGTGAAAGTTTGTTGTATATAATAGTTCCTGTAAATTTTCACGATTGACATATTTAATATTATCAATTTCTTCTTCAAGCTGATCTCCCGCGATGTAAATTTTATAATTTTTAGGTAAAGATTTAGATAGATAAATCACGGCTTTCTCAGAACCTCCAAGAGATTTTGAATTTAATGTACTAGAATTCCATAAAGATTCCATATATCCAGTATAAATTAAAATTTTATCAGGGGCGTCTTCGCGTTTAATTTTATGTCTTATTTTCAATGTAGATTTTTCATTTTCTATTAATTCAGATATATTATCTAATTTGTATATTTTTTTAATGTAATTAGACATAATCTTCCATAAATTTAAAATAATTTCTTTTTTGGTTTTGAAATATTGTTTAAATAAATTTAATAATTTATCTAAAAATGATCTGTTATCGGGGTCTAAATGTATGTTATACGCATAACACTGAAAATTATGAAGAGTAATTTCTATTTGTACACCCTTTAAAATTAAATATTTACAAGAGAAATAACCACTCATCCATTCAGAGATATTTGCGCATGCTATAGAATTTAAATAATGATTTTCATGAATATTTGAAACATTCAAAAATAATTTTGTTGATATATCTTTAATTTCATACGCTTTGATATTTTCGTGTAGACAATTTAGAGCAAACCAATTTTTAGAATTATAATAATAATTCATAATTTTTGATACAGCTTCCCGTCGTTCCTTGTCGTATGTTATGGCCTTATACCAATATAATAAAGCATCTTCCATCATATTTAATTTTTCATATAATTCTCCTGTATTTAAAGCAGACACATATTTTTCTTGTATCCACGTATCTTGTTCCAGCTGTTTTTTGTAATATAAAATCGCATTATGTATATCACCACAATCTTTGAATGAATTTGCACAATAGAATATATATCGTGGTAATAAATCGCTACCTTCTCGTTGTTTATTTGAAGATTCAATAAGATCTATTTCTGTTTTTAATAATATTGCGTCCTTTAAGTATTTATTTGAATTTTTACTTCTATTTCCCTCCCTACCAGACGCAATAAAATATTCTCCTTCGATTGTTGATTCACCTTTTACGTCATCTAACGGAGACAAATATTCGTGTAATATACCCTTAAATTTCCATCTTTTCTTATTATTAATTATAAGCGGTCGTACATATTTAAAATGAGTATTTCCTAAAAATAAATTGTACTTATCGTTCGTCAATCTAGGTATTTTAAAATTACCAACAATACGATCGTCTGCATCAAATATAAATAAATAATCTGTTTTATTAAACGCGGCTTGAAGAGCTAACGTTCGATTATAACCAAAATCTTTCCATTCATGATTACATATCTCGCCTTTAATATTTTTTTTATTGAAAAAATTTTTAATGATATCTACTGTATTATCTACTGAACCAGTATCGCATATTACAAAATATGAAAAATTTACAAAGCTACACAAATTTTCAAGTGTTTGTTCTATTATATGAGATTCATTTTTAACAATCATGTTTAAACATATAGATGGATTAACGTCCATAATTATTTTTATGTATTATTTAAACATAAACTTTAAAT